GATCTTCTCCATAAGTTCTGGAAGATCGGCAGCAGTGTATCTCTGAATGTTAGTCATAGTTCTCCTTAGTAAGCGAGTTTAATTGTGTCCCCGAAGGCGACATAACTAATTATAACACTAAGGTGATTTAAAGTCTTCCAATTTGGTTCGGGTATCTTCCCATCCTGTAACCGAGTACGTAAAACCGCCCATATTTTGTACTGCTTTCGCTAATGGATAGTCGTTACCATTTACATCCATACGATCCCCAAAAAAATATATCTCATCATCAGAACTAAAATCACGAATTATCTGACCTTTATCATTTCCCTTTGCAGAAATATCTACACCTGTTTCTCCACCAACAAATGCATATAATTCTGGAAACTTTTGATTAAATCTTTTAGCAATTTCAATTCGTTCATGATTATCTCTATCCCATTCTTTATACACTTCTCTCTCTTCAAATATTGCACCTCTTCCTAAAATACTAAAATTCACACAACCAGGTCTTTCCTCGATGTGTGTTCCTGTTCTAATTGGAAATGTGCTTTGTTTTAATTCTTCTAATAAAAACTCTCTTGCATCATCTGGTAGTTCCCACGGTGTTCTGTACACAAGTTCTTCTTGTTCGTATACGTCATTACCTGCACAGTTATAAACTCTTTTGCATTTATTATAAAGTCCATAACTAATTTGCTCTAAAGTTTTTTCACGGTTGCTACCAGTTACTAAGTAGACTTCATTCTTATCACAAAACTCTAACATAAAAGACATGAACATGATATCCATGCTTTTCCTACTAGGTGTCAAAGTCCCATCAACATCAAAAATAAATTTTTTCACTTTACACAGGTTCTTCTACTTTTTTCTTTTTACCGATATTGTACTTGGTTTCTAATACCCATTCACCCTTTTCTTTATATGATAATACTTTGATTTGATTCAAGGGGGCAATGTCAGTTACTTTCTCAGGTTTAATAACTGTTACCAATCCCCAATCACATAAGAGTTGGATGATACGATTACGACGTTGCACATCATTCTGCGTTAGATTGGCATGTTTACCATCCAGTGCAAATAATTCTTTAAAGTGAACAATATAATATCTACCTTGTTTGTGTAGTATATGACATGATTGATATATCTTTTTCTCCTTACGGGATGCTACCCCAATTCTTGTGAGAGTTTCTCTTACTTTTAAAAAGTCATCTGGTTCATTCAGTGTGACTTCAATCATTTGGTCAGCAGACCACTTGACCTCAGGCTCGGCAATCATTTTGTTCCTCCAGTTTCAAATTTCGATTTTATAAAATTAAGTTGTTCTTTGGATAGGATTCTTAGAGCTTGCTTTGCTTTTTCATTACTATAACCATAATAACGTTTCACAGAATCAAGATCTTTAACCTCATCTTTGCGGAGCCAAGGAGAGAATCTCTTTCGCTTCCTCACACTATTTAGATAAAACGAATATTGCATATCACTATCCAGTTGTGAACTGAGGTTCATCTCATTTGCAAACATTACGGTATCAAGATGACCTGACATACATCTGTTTATAATGTATGCAGGATACTTTGCTGTAGGGTCTTCATCATAAAGGTTTCTTTTGTTTTGGTTGATTGAGTTCAACCAATCTTTCAATTCAATCATCTGTGATACTTTCTGTTAAAATTCCAATTTTCAATTTCGACTAGGAGTTGAATTATACCAATCAGTGATCTTTTGACAAACTCTTCAAAAAATATAATTGGTATAAACACTATCTCAAAAGTGGTTATCTTATGATTTGTATGTTGTCCTGTTCTGTCCATAATTCAACCTCTTTTCTAAACCTGTTTTCTCTCTTCAGTTTTTCATACCTTTTAGTTGCCTTTCTCCTCCACCATGAAATAATATTATCTAGTTCAAATTTATCATAGTTTTGTCCTGGTGTCAATTTATCTTGCTCTCCTAATATAACCTCTCTGACATTTGAGTAACCATAGTCAGAAATATAAGATCTCTTTTGTTGTGTGATTGAAAATGCACCTTTAATAACTTCATTAAATCTATCTAACTTAGTTTGATCTTCTAAGTTATTACGGATGATAGATATCATCTTTGTTTGCCTTTTCATCTTCTTTGAAGATGCTTTATTATCAGTTAGAGGTGTGTTGTCATTGAGCATGGTAAAATGATCGTGCAATTTATGAAATTGCTTATCATGCATCAGAGGTATGAATTTGCTCTCTGTAAGACCTTTATACCTCATGAAGGGTTTTAGTCCATCATACTGTGAAGCAGACGTTGCAGACCCATACAGTGAGGTAGTTTCAAATAATCCAATGTCTTTCTCAAAATTTTCATTCAATTGTTCTCTTGCATAATGTGATATACACATCAGTGCAAGTAACTTACCACCAAGATAATTATACCCAAATGGTTGTGATGGAACAATAACAAATCCCATCGCTGCATGACGATTGAATAGAGAAAGATCTGGTTGTTTACCTAACCAGATATTCCTTGGTTTTGAATTAATTGTAGGAGATCCAAATCGAACAAATCCAATTACTTTGTTGGTGTTCTTTTCAAATACCATCCACTTCAATTCTCGACCAGGAATATTATGTTCATTATTATGTGAGGAAACAGCAGTGAGTAGATTAGAATAATATTTTTGATCAAGTCCACCTTTACCAACACGAACGATATTAAACTCCATGTCTTCTGGATGCATATCTTCATTGAAGAATTCATCAGAAAGAGAAACTAAGGATGTCCGAGAAGATAGAACTTCTCGTTTGACAAACCTTAGATAATCTTCGATATCACGAAAGTTGGAAAAATAATTTATAAACTCATCTGCTGCCCATTCAGCAGTCTCTTGTGAAACTAACATTAAGTATCATGATGATGTTGTGGATAGTCTTGTTCTTGTGCCTTTTGAGTCATTACAGGTCTAGCACCGCCACCCTCATGACCATGTGCAATTCCTAACTCATGCATTCTAGCATGTTCTTTAATTTCATCTCTCAAACCTTCACCACCTTTACCAAAGGTTTTATAGATTCCATATATCATAAGACCAAGAACAACTAATCCTACAAATACTAAAAATCCTGTTTCTGGTTCTAATTGAAGATGAGGTATAAGAGTTTCTTGACATCTCTTAATTTTTTCTGGATCATCCCAAGTACCAGGTAAAGTATAAACTGGTGGACATGCAATAAAAATCATAAATGGTTTTCCTCTAAAAATACTTCTATGTCAACTAAAGCATCAATCTTTGCCAACATATCAGCGATGTGTTTGCTTATATATGGTTTCTCTGTACGTGCTGCAAATGCAAGTGCATTTCTTAAATGTGTGCTAGATTCATCTAAAGAATCTTTCACTTGTTTTGACAATGCCATTAAAGTACAACCTCCCTAATATAGTAATAAAAAATAGCAATAGAACTCATACCTAATAATAGCACAAAAATACCAATTATGCCAAATATGTTAAGTTTAAATGATTGTTTCTTCTTTGCCATTTGGATTAAATTCCCAATTGTTCCAATATTTAATATACTTAGTTCCTTCTGTATAACTATATCTAATTTTTTTTGAGTCTCCAGTCATAGATCTGGGAATTATAAACCATTCATTTTTTTGAATATCATGGATTGCAAAAAAATCTATACTATCTTCTGGATATGGATATTTTCCTTTGCCTTTATTTCCATTCCCATTAGTTCCTTTACAAATCAATGCTTCAGTAGAGTTGTGTGATGATTTAACTTGGACTCTAAGGCATTTATTATCCACTTCAACTATAAGATCATAGTGAGTAGTTCCCATTGGTTTACTTACCATATAACCAAGATCAACAAAGCATTTGCTCATAAAAATAACTTCGGATTTTTCACCACTAATTAAATTAGTTTGGTAACTCATTTGAACTCACACTCCACCATAATCTCTGTCATTGCTGCTAAGAGATTGATCTCTTGGTCGGCAACAAAAGCAGACTGATACTGATACTTAGCAACAATAAGCACTGCAGCAGCAATACTTGGGCCATCAAGGACTTCACTGAGAGCATCGTAAACACGACGGAGAAGAACATTAGAATCATTATCCAAATTAGAATTGACCCATTTTCTAACTTCGGCAAAGTTTTTGTCTTTAAGATTTTTGATAACATCATTTACTGCAACATCTGAGAACGTAACAAGAATACCAGAATCTATCTTTCCACTCACTGAATATCTTTGACATTCATTTAAAACTCTTCTCCAATCTGGAAAATGTTTACTAACTAATTTTGCTAATACTTTTGGTTCGCTTTCAACACCTTCTAGATCTAAAATACTTTTAAGTCTTTTGAAAAACAAGAATTTTATTTCTTCCTTTTCTTTACCATTAATAGAGAAATCAACTACTGCACACCTAGAGTGTAATGGTTCTAAAATTTTATTTTTGTAATTGCAAGTAAAAATAAATCTACAATTATTTGCAAACTCTTCAATGAATGCCCTTAAAAGTAATTGAACATCATTACCAGTGTTGTCTGCTTCATCTATAATAATAACTTTATGTTTAGCAGTTGATGCTAATGATACAGTAGATGCAAAGTTCTTTGCATTATTTCTAACTGTATCAAGAAATCTACCTTCATCAGATCCATTAATGAGATAGAAATCTACTCCAAGTTCATTACATAGTGCTTTCGCAACAGTTGTCTTTCCAATCCCAGGAGGACCAGAAAGTAACATGTTTGGTATCTCACCCTTATTTAGAAACTCACTAAAGGTTTTCTTAATATTTGATGGGAGGATACATTCTTCAATTGTTTTGGGTCTGTATTTTTCAACCCATATAAAATTACTCATTGGATCTCCATTCCTTTCTCATTATAACATACTTTTGATCTTTTGCTGCTTTGTCTCTTACTTCTTTAAAAACTCTAGCAGACCTCGCTTTTTCACAGTGAAGTGCGTCTGGCGATTGGGGTCTAACGGAA